TATGAAGGTCCACGGTTGAATCAAAAACTGTTTATAGTGAGATCCTCCAATTTGTTTGTCTTGCGGGAATGCTTCATCCCAATCTTTTTTATTTGTCATAGTTCGTAACCTCCTCCTTTAGGATATATTATATGTAATGATTCTTTTGCTCTGGTTGCTCCAACATACATTAATCTATGTTCATCAGTTGGATCTTTTTCGTATGCATCTAATGCTGCTTTTGTTAGATCCATAGGAAGAATTACATTTTGTCTTTCGTTTCCTTTTACTCCATGTATGGTAGCTAATTGTATTCTTGCACCTTTTAGTAAACTCTCTCCTTTCTTCAATAAATCTTCTATTTTAATTGTATCATTTTCACCTATTCTTGACAAAGCTACCTGCCAACGTTCATCTGTGTTCAAACCAAAATCTTTTTTTAACATATCAATGTTATACATTTTGTTTGGCACCATTGCTTTAAACATCTTATTAGTCCAATGTTTATTAAGCATTTTCTTTTTTACATTGTAACACTCATCATAAGATAGATATTGACCTTGTTTTAATTTATTTTCATACAAATCTATAGCCTCAAATTTATCCTGTAATGGATTATGTTTTTTTACTCTTTCGTAAAATATATTATTGTCTTGAAAGTGTTGTTCAAATTCATCTAATTTATATTTATCTCTACCAAGAACTAACCATTCACCTTTTGAAACATCTATACCATCTATTCCATCGTGATACATAACAGAACCTCTTTTATTTGTAGGTGTCCAAATTTTTTCAATTCTTTTTTCTTTTGGTATTCTATTAATAATTTTATTTGCGAAGTTAAATATATTTATTGGTACACGATAAGATTTATTTAAAACTTCTTTAGTTCCTTTTAAATTTAAAAAACTTTCTACGTCTGCACCTCTCCACTTATAAATACATTGATCATCATCACCTGCAACATATAACATTTTAGAATTAAGTTTAATTCCTTCAACAACTTTCCACTGCATCTTTGATAAGTCTTGTGCTTCATCAACAAAAGCAACTTCTAATTTAGGAAATTTATTTGACTCTACTAACTCATTTATCATATCTGTAAAATCAATCATTCCAGGTCTATCAATCTTAAATTGTTTAATTGCTGATTCAAATCTTATTAAATCTTTTTTATCTATGTCATCAGAGTGTTCTTCGAGATTATATTGTTCAAGAACAGAAATATTTTTAGATCTAGCTAATTCAATTAAAGACAAATGTGGACTATCCGAATTAAATATACCTCCTTCGTCTTCATTGTAAGATGCATATTTTAATTCAATTCCACATTTTTTTCCTATTTCCGTATAATGTTCACTTTTCATTACTTTTGTTTTATCGTACCCCAACTGTTTAAATCCTAGAGAATGCAACGTTCTAAAATAAGGTAGATCGTCAAAAGTTAAACCAAAATTTTTAAACATTCTTTTATGAGCTTCTTCGGTAGCGTTCTTACTAAAAGTAAAGTACCCAATTTTTTCCGGCTCCACACCATTTTTTATATACTGCTCTACTTTTTCAATAAGCTTGTGTGTTTTACCAGTACCTGGTGGTCCAAAAATTATATGTGTCATTAGTAATTATGTTCTTTTTTAAAACTTTTATCTTTATAATTGTCTTCTTTTTTGTCAAACTGTGGAATTACAAATACAGATATTTTTGCTTTTGTAACTCGTTTAGTAAAACATTTTAAATTATCTCTAAGCATCTGTGAAGTTCTTTGATATGGAACTTTCCAATGATTTCTCAACAAAAATTTATTATAAAAATTATCAAATACAAAATAATGAAATCCTTCATCTGTAAAAGTACCACCAGTTTTTATTTCATCTATTTTATCTTTTTGTATTCTGTTTAAACAATAGTCTTCTAGATAATTACTTAATAAATCTTTTGTACTTGTACCTTCTGCAGGTTCTGTAATCTCAGCATTTTTTAATAAATTATTTGTAATTTGTTTCCATTCATTTGTTTTTAAAGTTGGTGGATTATTTCTTAATTGTTTAACACATTCTTCTTGAAACAAACTTTGATTTGTTAAATGTTTTGCTGAATCTAAATACAATCGATCTCCATCAACATTTAAATAATAGTATGGTTCTTCAAGATTAACTACTTGTAGATCGGTTAAGCTTGGAAAAATTACTTCTAATCCAATACCAAACTTTCTAGATTTACATAATTTTTTATCACACAGACTACACATAGGTTGGTCATTACATTTGTAACCCCATTCTTTTTTTTCATGTTGTTTTGTAATTATGCTTACTTCTGTATCAGATAATGGTTGCTCCATTGCTGTTTCATTAAATACTATTACTTTTGATTTCCAATTTTCTGGCCATTTCTGTTTTGCATATACACCATAATGAAACAGTGCATTGTTTCTACCACCTTCACCTATTCTATTTTGTGCCATAAGTTCTATACAAGGTGGTCCATCTGAATAAGGAGTTTCTGGTCTTTTAATTTCTATTGTGCTTATGTCTTGTTGTTTATATCTTTCGTAGAGTTCAAAAAAAGCATCTATACTAGCAGCTTCGCCATCTTCCATAAAGGCGTATCTTGTTGTTTGACCACAATTAAAGTATGGTAAATTTAAAAAGTTTCCTGTATCATCTTTTGATTTTAATTCTCTTTGTTTTGGAAATACTTCTGATCCCCCATAACCCAATACTGATCTAATCTCATTTAATTTATCCTGCATCAAACCTGCAGACACATAATCTTTCATAAATAAAAATACATGAGCACCACCAGATTTTGATCTACATACAACCAATGGTAACTTAAATTGTTTTATTTTATTAATTAATTTTTTGTGATCAAACTCTGCGTATGAGTCAATGTCTATACATCCCCACTTACATTTGTTATCATCATTGATTGGTATAATACCTAAACTATCAACACCATCTAAATGCTTTTGCCACAACTCATCTGTGACGGGTTCTCGTTTAACAAACGATTTACCTTTGACCTTGTTGCCGTCACCATTTGATTCACCAACTAAGGTGACACCATGTGCACGATCTAGTCCATCAAATATATTTTTAAATCTTTCTATCATACAAAATAAAAGTGGGCGTTGCCACTCTCGCTTAGACGCCCACTACCTAGGATACTGGTTAGTAGTTAGAAGAAGTTTTTGTAGTTTCTTCTGATCCGTGCTTAGCTTGGACTTCACCTTTACCTACTGATTCTGCAAAAGCTTTAGACATATCGTATATAGCTTTATCTGTTACAGGACCAACTTTAGCTACATCCCAACCAAACCATGTTCCTTTGTCATTAGACATCTGAACGGTGGATAGTTTATAAATGTGGCTATAAGTAGGCGGTGTAAATAAACCGTTTTTACCTTGCATCTTGATACCCATCATCATTGAGTTCCATTTTCTACTAACTTTAAGTTGAGTAGATTTCATAGAAATCAAAGCTGTTTGCGGGTTATCACCAAGAGTCAATACAAAATGACTAGCTGTGTTATCAAGATAATTACCATTTGGTAATCTGTCTTTATAATCTTTTCCTCTAGTCGTCTGACTTACAATATCACTATCTGCATCGTGAATTGCAACAGGTGCACCTGTACTGGTACCTCTGTCTTGCCATTCAATGTACTGTCTTTTGTAATGAGCCGGTATGACTTGTATGGTGTCATATAGTTCATTAGTTACAGTATTTATTATTTTGCCAGGTTCTGCACCCTCGACGTATTTACCATCACGCTTGTTTACTTCTGGTGATAGTTGGCCCAAAATTTTTAAGAATGGTAACGCAAGATCTTCCTGCGATATATTCTGAGCGCCTTGTGCTGCATCAGCTTCCATATCAAATGTTGCTAACGCATTATTCTTTTTTTCTGCTACTTGGTTCATGTTTATTTGTTCCTTTTTATAGTTGTTTTATTCTCTGAGAATACCCCAAAGATTTCCGTTGGCATTTCTTTACCTGCCTCAATACGCTCACGGACTAGCGCTTTCAGAGTCATGGGCTCAACCTTC